AGGAAAAACATTATTGAAACTACTGGTAAATCCTTAGGTTATACCGGTAAAGACTGGAAAGATCTTATTACAGCTGACAATAGAGTCAAGATTGGTACATACGATCTTAGCGCACTTATTCAACCATACGAATCTAATGTGGTTGATTTACCAAAAGGATCAGTTGCAAAAATGCAATCGATTGTAAACGAAGAAAAAACATTCGCAAAAGCGGATCCAACATTTGTACCATGGGGTGCATTTCACGATATTGTAAAGGTTGTAAAATCAGGCATGTTTTATCCTGTTTATATTTCAGGTCTGTCTGGTAACGGTAAAACCTTTATGGTAGAACAAGCATGTTCAAAACTAAACAAAGAATTCATCAGGGTTCAAATTAACCCAGAGACAGATGAAGATGATCTATTAGGGGGCTTCAGATTAATCGATGGAGAAACAGTATTTAGTAAAGGGCCGGTTCTCAAAGCTATGGAGAACGGTGCAGTCTTATTGCTCGATGAAATTGATAGAGCTACAAATAAAATTATGTGTCTACAAGGTATATTGGAAGGTAAACCTGTACTTGTTAAGAAAACGGGTGAAACGATATCTCCAGCACCTGGCTTCAATGTTATAGCAACAGCTAATACAAAAGGTAAAGGTTCTGAAGATGGTAGATTTACAGCAGCTTCAATTATTGATGAAGCTTTCCTTGAAAGGTTTACAATTGCTGTTGATCAAAAGTTTCCATCACCATCAATCGAAACAAAGATTGTTGTAAACCACATGGAAAAATATGGTGAGGTTGATGCAGATTTTGCAGAAAAACTGGTTACATGGGCTGACATTATCAGAAAAACATTTTATGATGATGGTGTTGATGAGGTTGTTTCAACAAGAAGGCTTTGTCATATTGTTCAGTCTTTCTCAATCTTTAAAAATAAAATGAAAGCAATTGAGCTATGTATCGCAAGGTTTGATGATGATACAAAAGAAGCTTTCTTGGATCTATACACAAAGGTAGATTCAGGTGCTATTAACAATGAGGAAACTAATGGCGAAGAAACAAACGAATTTTAAGTTTAATGAGGGAGCTCTTATTGAGGAGCTCCTAAATTATGTTAGTGCAACCTATGGTGGACACTACAGTAAAAATAAATTTCAATCAACAGAATTTATTATTGACTGTGGCCACGGCATGGGTTTCGCTTTAGGTAATGTACTAAAGTATGCGCAAAGGTACGGCAAAAAAGAAGGATATAATAGGAAAGACCTATTAAAAATACTACACTACGCTATCATTGCACTACATGTACACGATGAAGAAAATAAAAAGTAAGGAAAAATATTATGCAATTGTCTGAAAATACAGTTAATATTCTAAAGAATTTCTCGGGTATTAACGCAAACCTAGTATTCAAACCTGGTCAATCGCTTTCAACTATTTCTGAAGCTAAAACCATTATGGCTAAAGCTCAGATTGATGAAACGTTTGTAAATGAGTTTGGTGTATATGATCTAAACGAGTTTCTATCTGTTATGAATCTCGTCGATGCTCCTGTTTTAACATTTGAAGATAAGTCAGTTCTTATTTCAAATAATTCAGGTGGTGTAAAAAAACCAAATTCTACAAAAGTTAGATACTACTATTCTGAACTCGATATTCTTACGCAACCAAGTAAGGATATTAATATGCCAGACTGTGAAGTTAATTTTGATCTATCATCTGACGATCTAGATAGTATTAAAAAAGCTGCAGCAGTTCTTGGTCATAGTGAATTAATGTTTAGTTGTGATGGTGGTGAAATTACTGCTAAAGTGTTCGATGAAAAAGACGCTACAGCAAATACGTTTGATATCACCCTTGATACAACATCAACTGAAACTTTTGATTTTGTCTTTAGTATTTCAAATTTGAAAATGCTTCACGGCGATTATAAAGTTTCGATTTCTTCAAGGCTTATTTCTAATTGGAAAAATAATAATATTCCAGTTGAATATTTTATTGCTTTGGAAAAATCGTCGAAATACGGTGTATAAATAAATATGCACAGTAAAAATTCTCATATACATTATGAGGATAATATGAGATGTGCTGCATGGGGCAGGCATCTCTCAATTAGTCTACTTTGCAAAGGAGAAGAAAATGACTGAAGAAGTAATGGCACCTGAGGGTGCACAGGAGCAAGAAGCTCCACAACTGAGCTTGCAAGACATTGCGACATTAGTACAAATTATCGATATTTGTTCTAGACGTGGTGCCTTTGAAGGTCAGGAACTCGAAGCCGTTGGTGGCGTGAGGAACAGAATTGTAACATTCTTGAATGCTGCAGCTCCTAAAGGTGAAGCACCTGAAGGCGCAGTTCCTGAAGCACCAGCTGGTGACGATCTACCAGAAGAGGTAGATGCTGAAGAAGTTAATTAAACTTCTTATTCGCGAGGGTGAAATTCCCTCGCATATTTTTTTATTATATTGAGGAATTATATTATGGATCGCAATGAAGTATCACGCTTAATCGAAGCATTACAAAAAGGAACAGTAACTGTAACCTTTCAAAAAATCGACTCTGACGAAGTAAGAGTCATGCCTTGTACATTAAACCCAGTAGTCTTAAAAGCAAATGGCGTAAATGCCGTTATTGAAAGTGTCAATCCTGACACGCATCATATTGCTGTTTGGGCACTTGATAAAGATGCCTGGAGGTCTTTCCGCGTAGAAACAGTACTTGGTTGGGAGGTACTATAATGAATGAATTTCTATGGGTCGAAAAATATCGTCCACAAAAGATTGCTGACTGTGTATTACCTAAACACATAAAAACTACATTTGAAGATATTGTTAACGGAGGTGAATTACACAATATGCTTCTGACCGGAACTGCTGGTCTTGGTAAAACAACAGTAGCAAAAGCTTTATGTAACGAACTTAATTTGGATTACTTATTAATCAATGGTTCAGAAGAATCTGGTATCGATACACTTAGAAATAAAATTAAACAATTTGCTTCGTCGATCTCACTCCAGGGTGGCTACAAAGTAGTCATCTTAGACGAAGCAGATTACCTTAACTCGCAATCAACACAACCTGCTTTACGTGGATTTATTGAAGAATTTTCTGCAAACTGCAGATTTATTCTTACATGTAACTTTAAAAATCGAATTATTGAACCACTGCATTCGCGTTGTACAACAATCGAATTTAATATTCCTAAAAAAGAATCAGCAAAGCTATGTTTAAACTTTTTACAGCGTTGTAAAACAATCTTAACTACTGAAAATATTCAGTATGAAGAAAAAGTACTTGCTGAATTAATTATGAAACATATGCCTGATTGGCGTAAAGTTTTAAATGAATTACAAAGATACTCGTCGTCAGGCGTAATTGACACTGGTATACTTGTATCTTTATCTGAAATTTCATTAAATGATTTAATGATACACCTTAAACAAAAAAACTTTAAGGATATGCGTCAATGGGTAGCAAACAATATTGATTCAGAACCAGCTGCAATTTATCGTAAGATATATGATAATATGACAGACTATATTGAAGCTTCATCAATACCACAAACGGTTTTGATTTTGGCTGATTATCAATATAAAAATTCATTTGTTGCTGATCATGAACTAAATACTGTTGCATGTTTAACAGAAATCATGGCAGGAGTTCAATTCAAATGAGATGGGAAATAATACCAGTTCACTTTCAAGGTGATGTAATGCGTTGGCGAGCTGTTTTATTTAATGAAGAAACTGTTATTGTAGAAGAAAAAACATTTTCTTTTTTAATACAAGCTCAACAATATATCGAAGAGAGGAAAAATGAATCCGTTTGATTATTTAAATGCAATTAATAGTACTAAAAAAGATATTATGGTAGATGATATTGCTGAAAAATCATATACTCCTTTTATGGTAAACCGAGGATTATCATATTTTGCTGATACGGTTTTACTTGCTAATGAAATGAATTTAAACCACCACATTGATAATCGCCTTCAATTTGATTTTCTTATAAATATAGTTAAGAAGAAAAAAAGATTCTCAAAATGGTTAAAAGCAAATGAACTAGAGAATCTTGAAGTTATTAAAGAATATTATGGATATAGCGACGAAAAGGCTAAATCTGTATTAGCATTATTTAATGATGAAGATATTAACGAATTGAAAAATAGGATTTATAAAGGTGGAAAACGAAAATAATAACATAGAAGTTTCATGGTCACCAGCAGCAATGTTGGAGATTACATTAAACGAACCCGATGATTTTTTAAAAATTAGAGAAACACTAACAAGAATTGGTGTAGCATCTAGAAAAGATCAAAAATTATATCAGTCATGTCATATTTTACATAAACAGGGCAGATACTTTATTGTGCATTTTAAAGAATTATTTTTACTAGATGGTAAACCATCTAATTTACTTTTGAATGATATTCAGCGTAGAAATACAATTGCTACATTACTAGCAGACTGGGGATTAATAACATTAGTAAATGCAGAAGAAGCAAAAGATATTGCACCATTAAGACAAATTAAAGTAATCCCGTTTAAAGAAAAATCTGAATGGCAATTATGTCCTAAATATAATATAGGAAATAGCAACAAGGATTAATTGAATGGCAATTACTACGTCAGGCCAAATTACTTTTCAAGATATAAAAGATGAATTTATTTCATCTACATCTTATACACAATATGAATTAGATGATTTCTATAATATGGATCCATATTTAGGAATTCCATTGAGTGGTGAGCTAGGTTTTGACGACTTTTACGGCGGTGATATAAGAACAACTGAAATCGATGGTGGTGCATCATTTGATGATAGCTGGAATGATGATAATACTGACCCTGATCGCGCAGGTAGAAAAGGATTTAGCGTATTTAAAGGATCAGCATTTTATCAAGCTGAAGCTGGAGAATCACAAAACGCGTTTGGATCAGCATCAAGAACTGGTGGACTTTTTACTAGCGGCCAATCATTGACTGCTTTATTCTATGAAAATACAGCTCAAACAAGTAGCGGATATTCAGCTGATGATAAAATCATGATTTTCAAAAGAGGTCCAGGTAATACAGCCACAACTGCTGGATGGGATTATATAAGATTTCGAATGAACAATCAACATAATTTAAGGTGGTGGCAATCTACTAGTGGTTTAGTAAATTATGCTCAAATTAATAGAAGTAATGCGGATTCATTTGATCAGGCAAGTAATACATCAGTAGGTGGTGTCTCAGCTTATGGCTGGAGATATCAAATACAACTTGATAATACAGTTTATGCAACTGTAGATGAAACAAAAATTTGGTGGTGGTTAAGATCAATATCTAATCTTATACCAGGTGACACTACTGTAGGCCAAGACGCTGCAACACTTTATGGCGATGCCGGGCAAGGTAATTATGCTGCTTTAAAATTTTTAGGTGGCACAACACCAGTAGCGACATATTATCAAAAAAGTATTAATGCTATTAGAACTGGTTCTACTGTAACTAATTATTTGTACATTTATACTAGATTAAATGGTAATACATTAGAAATTTATGCAAAAGTTGATACAGCTAATAGTGGTAATACGCCATCGATGACTTTTCATACTGATTATGGACAAAGTGGAACATCATCTTCAGGTAGTACTGGCGCAGGTACTATGATTGGTAAAATAGATAATGCAGGAACAGGTTGGACAGTTGATTTCTATTCGCAAGCAGCAAGTGGACCAAGTGGATATACAACAAGTCACGTTGCAGGTTCAAATAGTTCAATTAGTGGTAATATACCATCTGCTATGGCGGGAGGTGCTCTAGCTGTAAATAACACCCAATTATGGACTGGTTCGTTTCCATCGTCAACAGAATATTTATTATTTTTTAGTAGTGTGAGTGGTGGTGGTCAAAAAAGAGGCGATAGAGTACAACTGTTTTTTGAACACGATAGTTTTACAAATATAGGCTTTAACTTTGATGTATATACTACTTCTGGGGTAGTTTAAATAGGAGAAAAAATGAGTGATACATATACAGAATATAAAATAATTAGAATTAATACAACAATGAATGAATTGTTTGTAAAGTTTATTCATCCAAATTTACCAGATTATTTTTGCCGTAGAGGATTTGATGGTGAAATGGATGAAACAAAGCTAGCAGGTATGTTAAATTTAATGCAGGCCGAAGCAAATACATTTGCTAAAAATAACCAAGAATCTCCTCCATTTACACCAGAAAATTGGAATGGAACTTTAAAACAAAATATACTTGGTGACATACCAGAATATGACCCAGAAAGAGAAAATTTAATTGAATATTGGGAAGAAACTGATACTACAAGAACAAGGGTTTTAGAAGTAGTACCATTAAGTAATACTGAACTAGGTGCTCGAGCTAAAAGAAGAAGACAGGATCTTTTAAATGAAACTGATATAAATGCCCTGGGTGATAGAACCTTAAGTGATGAAATGAGAAATTATAGACAGGCCTTAAGAGATATTACTGAACAAGAAGGTTTTCCTACTGCAATCGTATGGCCAATTAAACCTATAGGTTAATTATGGCAAACTTAAAATATTATGCTTTATGCTCAAGGAATTTACATTCGCTTAAAAGACATGCGACAATAATTCCTAAAGAAGATTTAGTAATTGTTTTAAATGCAAAACTAGATTGTCCTGAAAGAGAAATTAATCAACACTTCTTAACAGAAGGCGAAGCATATTGTGTAGCAGAAAATATTGAATATTATATTACTGATAGTGATGGAACTCCATCTACCGGTAAAAATAGTGTGTTTGATTTATTTACATCATCTGATAATGATTACATGGTGTTAATAGATGGTGATGATTTTGTTACACCACATGGATTATGGTTATATGATAAAATAGCACAAAGTGATTCACCACCTGATGTTATAGCATTAGAATATCAATATGGATTAATTCCAAATGATGGATATAGAATATCAGATGATTTAATGCATTATGAGAAATTACACTTACAAGGTGAAACACCTCAACATTTTATAAATCCAATTCATGTACACGCTATGGGTTTTAGAATATTTATGAGACCAAAACATTGGTGGCAAAGAGCTTTGGCCGGTAAATCTGTAGATAAGTTTGACGACTTTAGTACAGAATGTAGTGATTATCACCAACGTATACATAAAATTGCTTATGATTATATTAGCAATTGGGAGCCACATTTAAGAATTACTTTTTATTCTAAAAAAGCTGCAGCATTTAGAATGGATCCAAATTTATTAGTAGGTGAAGACACTGCGCAATATTTACATTTAAAACATGCATGGCATGAAGGTGATATAGATTTAAGACATTTAAATGAAATATATCCAACATATGTATATGACCAAAGATTAGACGGAATTGTTAAATATGCGAACGAAAGAGATGATGGCCACGGATGGTTAAATTGGATGAAAGCTTTATCAGCTGAATATGATACACTAGAACAAAATAATAAATTACATAGTGAAACACCACCTTATGTTTTACTACCAGATTTTCCGGAAGATTATAGACCCGATACTATGGGTTTAGTTAATTTTCCACATAAGCAACCTAAATACTAAAATAAAAAATATGTTTAAAAAAATACACAAATTAATGAAATCAGGAAGAATAAATAAAGTTTGGAATAGATTACTAAGAAACTTATAAGAGTTATAAATAAATTCATGATCACTTTAAATACAACAGAAACTATTAATCAAGCAGAATTTGATAAAGTATATGCTGATTCAATTTCAGCTATGGAAAATAAATCAAACGGCACCTGGCCATGGGAAGGTTTTTTAACAATAAATACCCCCGAAGAAAAGAAACAATATATTCAAAAGGTTTTTAATAAAAAGGGTCCAAATGATTTATTAATAGAAATTCGTGATGATAGTTTATTACTAGCTTTATTTCTAGGCCAATGGATTGGCGAAGAATTAGTAATTACAGCAGTTTTAGTTTCACCCGATTCAACGGGAACTAAAGCCTGGACGTATTCAGAAGAATATGCTAATGCTAGAAATGCATTTTGGGATAGTATTGATATAGATGGCTGGACACATAGGTCATCTGGTGAGCACTCAGCAACACACAAATACTTATTGAAATGTAATGAAATTGGTACATTAAAAGCTTCATATGAAGTAAATTTAGTTGATCATCAAGAAATACCAGCCAATTTGTCTAATTATATAAAAGAGTTAGATTATCAAATGGTTGATGTGAAATTAAGAAAATTATAGTTTATTTTACAGACTAACAATTTAGTTTGTATAAATAATAGTGAGATGCCGAATGGTTCGGGTCTCATTTACAATTAACCTTGCTTAATAATAGGAGGAAACATGGTTAGAAATACTTTGAACGTACCGCGTTCACTTTTTGTAGGCTTTGAAGGCCTGTTTGATGAGCTAGAAAGAATTCATACTTCTGCTAGATCTGGAAACGATAATTACCCACCACACAACATTGTAAAGGTCGATGATGAAAAGTTTCTCATTGAGCTAGCTGTTGCAGGTTTCACGCAAGAAGATATCGAACTTGAAGTCAAGGACGGTATTCTTAAAGTGCGAGGAAAAATCGAAGGTGATGAACGCGAATATGCATGGAAAGGTATATCATCCCGCAAATTTGAGAAGAGCTTCCGTCTCTCAGAATTTGTCGTAATAGATGGTGCCGATTTAGAGAATGGAATACTCGTGGTGTATGCCAGAGTTG